TCCGTCTTTATCTCGGTCAAACATGTAATTTTTGTATTCTTTTATCAAATTTATGGACCGCGCAGTCACTGAAATTCTCAAGTTCTGGATGTATTGAATGCCCCAGCCTTTAACATCTTTGCCTTTTTTAGATCCAGTTATCACAATGCCATAAGAGGCTATCTCAGCAATGCTTTTTGGCTCTGCGCTATCTGCTTTTACAAGCACCTGTTTAGGCTGTGATCTTAATATGTTTGCAATCTGGCGGTTATCCATGCCTTTGTGATACAAGATCTCGTCTAAGATATATCCGCCGTTGTAGTAATAGACGGCAATAAGAGCTGTTGGGTCGTTTGTGTATCCAAAATCAAGGCCATATTTTTCAAGTCGCGCCTCATGTGGAATTGAGTCAACTATAGCCCAGTCTTTAAAAATCTTTGCCTCCATTGTATTTGGCTCACCTAACCATTTATGCTTGTAAAGGTTGGGTCTGTTTGCTTTGTCATCCTCAATCTCTTGGCGTATAGTTTCTGGTAAAAATCCATATTTTAAGGCTACGTCGTAATTGACGTTGATTTTAAGGCAATTGGGGCGTCCTTCAATCACCAAGCGGGTATGTATAGGGTCGTCCTCCAGAAGCCTGTTATACGTGAAAATAAGCTGGCTACCGTTCTTTCTAACTGTTGGTGTTAATACCTCTAAAGACTCTTGACTTACAGTCTGTGCCTCTTCAACCCATGCTATGTCTATGCCTTCAATTGATTTTATGCTTTGCTCGTTGCGGTGTAAGCCTTTAAAAATAAAGTCAGATCCAGTCACTGTGTTTACAATGGCCTTGTCAGTTACAACAAAGTCATGCAGTTCGTATTTTCTGATCAAGTCAGCAAGCAAAGCATGTGATGAGTCAGCAATTGAGTTCTGAAACTCTCTAAAACAGGCTATTCTTGTTTTTTTCTGTCTTGCTCTAATAAGCAATACTCTTGCCACAGTGTGTGATTTTAAACTAAAACGCCCTCCCCAAACTGCGGCTTCTCTCCAATCGGTATCAAAAAGCCGTTCAAATTCTTCAGGGATCTTTATGACAATAGGCTTATTCTGATTGCTCATTTTCTTTGTTTTCTTTTTTTAGAAACTCAACTAAGACTGGTGTTATGGTCTGTCCGTTTGAGGTTATGTCTGTTTTTGTAAGCTGGCTAAAGTCTTCTTTCAAAAGCCTTTCAAGCTGAAATTCTGGTTTTGCTCGCTTTGCAGTACGTCTTACAAAGGCGGAAATTCTTGCTTTACAAGCGTCCGCAAACTCAGAGTCTTCATCTCTAAGTCTTTTTGATGTATCCTCGCTTATCCGGCAGTAGTAAGATGCCCATTTATGTACTGGAATATCCTCAAGATACTCAAGATACATTTCTTTAATTTCTTTTTTTCTTGCTTCTGTCATACATGCTTATCATATCACAATAGCACAATTCTTTAAAAGATTTATGTATTGGGTATGTAAATTAGATTAAACTCATAAAATCATCCGCTTTTTTTACCTCAACACTTAAAAGATCTCTTATATCAGCCTTGCCCAAGATCTCATTAAATATAAAATAATGAGCGTATTCTTTGTCTTTTTTTCTATTTGAAACCCATCTCAAAATACACTCGTAACCATCTATTTCAAAAAAGTATTTGTAAACTGTACCGTCTGTTCTTTCATAAAGTTCTAATCGTTCTTTTAAATTGTTGTAATCGTCTATGTTCATAGCTTTTTTTATTGGATCAAACTTAGCTATCTTTTCATCAATAATCTTTTTGTACTCAGCACTCAACTCATGAAACAAAAGCCTTGCCTTGTACCATCTTTTCTTTTCGGCCTCCTCATCAACTGGTGGTTTTGGATTGTTTTGAACCTCCTCAAGAAGTTCTCTTAAGCTAAACATATGTTTGTTTTAAATTTTTAAAAATTTGGATACTTTTTTCTAATCTCGTCATCTGGGTATGTCTTTACAACTTTAACTGGTGCTTTTCCAGCCTTGACATCATTTTTTATCCACAAAGATAAAGCAGCCTTGTAATTTTTATATGTTGTGCCTTTGGCCTCGCAATACTTTGCAAGATCATCCTTTTTACTTTCAACGTAGCTAACTGGAACTTTGTACAGATCTGCTAATTCTTGTAAATCAGAATTTCTAAGATTTTCAATTTTTGTGAAAATAAATGTCTTTTGTAAATTGTCTTTTGTTATTGTCTTTTGTATATTGTCTATTGTGGTTACCTGTTTGGGTAACTTTGGTCCCAAATGGGTAACAGTTGGTCCCAAATGGGTAACTGAGTTACCTGTTTGGGTAACAGTTACCTGTTTAGGTAACTTTAACCAGAGCCTGCTATCTTTCTGAAATGCTATTTTGTTACCTGTTTGGGTAACTATTTTTCTATTTACTAATTTTTTAATTGTGCGTGAGATATGACCTTTGCGCATGCCAGTAAGCTCTGCAAATTGGCTATTTGAGATCCAATCTTCTTTTTTGTTGTATCCGTATGTTTTTAGGAAGACAACCCATAAAATTTGGCTTTCATATGAACTCATGTAGGTTTGCGCCAAATATTTAGCTATGCTATTTGCTATTCGTAAATAACCATCCTCAACTTGTGGTGTTTTCATAAGCCTTTACTGATCTATTAACAGTTTTTACTATGTCTTCATAGGCTTTTATAAGTTGCTGTGCTTTTTGCTCATCAAGTGCATGTATTGGATAATCTTTTGAGATCTGAGCATATGAAAATGAGGCATGAGATATCTCGCTTAATATGCCTTTTAGTTTTAAGAGCTTGGCTCTTGTGTCGAGGTTCATATTTCGTTTTATTAATTTTTAATACGTCAGTTACCTTGTGGTAGGTTTTGCCTGTGGTAGGGTTTAAAAAGCAACTGACAACTTGCATACTACACCGATTTTTTTACATTGTCAAATGGTTACTTACATATGGCATACATATCAAAAAATATAAATGCTCTTGACATAAACAAAATGATAATCTATAATCAACATAATTATCAATTCAATTATCAATTTATGGAACTTAAACTATTCAAAAAAAATGTATATGGAAACGATCTTCTTTATCCTGCTTGTGACATTGCAAAGAAATTTGCAATACTTCTTGGAGTAAAAACATTTACAGCTCGAGCAATCGAGAACATTAAAAATTTAGGGTATAAAGTTACAGTATCATCTGAAACATACGAATTATAAATTTACTTTTAAATTATGAAAATTATTGAAATAACAAAAGTAAAAAATGAGGAAGAACTTTTTAAATTAAGAGTATACGATGAAAGTATAAAAAATTATGCTGTAGCTGAAAGAACATTAATATTCTCAACGTTTGACAAATTAGAGAACTTACAAGAGATAATTAAATCTTGGATTAATTAATAATTTTATTTTTATTTATGAACTATCGTCGAAAAATTAAAGCCTTTATGCGCCGAAACGGCATAACCAGAGACAGGCTTTTTATCTGGCTTGTTATGTTACTTTTTACTCTTATAATGTTTTATGCATTTTTTTACCACAACAGCGTAAATAAAACAGAAATTGAGACATCTCAAGATAAAAAAATAGATTTTTTAGAACCAATAACGATTGAAAAAGAAAAAGATGATGTAACACCACCAGTTGTAAAAGACACAATGCCAGTTGTTGAAAATTTATCATTTGAGCAAAAAGCATTTTTAGTATACTACTCAAGACACCCAGAATTTATTGATCACATCTGGTACAGGGAAACAGGAAGAGGTGGCGCGCCAGAAGGACACCACATGTACTGCAACAAACAAGGCAAGAGTAATGAGTTTGGATATGCTGTTTTCGACAAGCTATGTTTTGACACATTCAGTGAGTCTATAATGGCACTTGAGGCATGGGTTAGTAAACATTCTGACTTAACATTTAATCAAGCATTGTGTTTGTACAACACCGGCAAAGTGCAAGATACATGTGCTTATTTAGGCCATGATTTTTCAGCAATGAATTAGTGTTGACAACTTATCAATAATTTGATAACATTACATAAATTATAAATTATCAATTCAAACCATGACAAACAATCAATTGTCTGTAAAAAACTACCTTAACTCTCCAACTGTTCAGGAGAAAATTAAAACACTTTTAAAAGACAAATCTCAATCTTTTGTAGTGTCACTTTTATCAACTGTAAACACCAATAAAGAGCTTGCAAACTGTGATCCACAGTCTGTGTTATCTGCTGCAATGACAGCAGCTGCGCTTGACCTGCCCATAAATCAGAACTTGGGCTATGCGTATATTATTCCCTATAAAGGACTGGCTCAATTTCAGATTGGCTGGAAGGGATTTATACAACTGGCTCAACGTTCTGGGCAGTTTAAGACAATAAATGTATCAGATGTTAGAGAAAATGAGATAAAAGATCATAACCACTTAACAGGTGACATTGAGTTTGCATGGCTAAAAGAAAATAGAGAAAAAACACCGATTGTTGGATATGTTGGATACATGGAGCTTGTAAATGGGTTTAATAAAACATTCTATATGAGTGTATCTGATATAAGACAACATGGTATGAAGTACTCTCAAACATTCAAAAAAGGTTTTGGTGTTTGGAAAGACAACTTTGAGGCGATGGCTCATAAGACAATAATAAAGCTCATGCTTGCTAAATACGCGCCACTCTCTGTTGATCTTCAAAAAGCAACAGTTTATGATCAAGCCGTCATTAAAGAAAATGATGAGATTGAGTACGTAGATAACACTCCAGAAGATCCGCGCCAAGTGGCACAAGAGAAAGAGATTGAGAAACTTGTAAAGCATATTCAAAATGCAAAAACAATAAGTGAGCTTGAGGCCTGCAAAGATGCACTACATCCTGATGTTGAGGGCTTATATGCAGATAAATACATAGAGCTTGAGGAAGTTATCAATTCAAAATAAATATATGGACTTTACAAACTACAAATTTCACCCATCAAGTGTTAAAAATTTGATGGTTAAATCAAGAACAAAAGGTGAGCTATCTGAAACGACAAAAGCATATCTTCTGGAGCTTTACATAAAAGAGGTATGGGGACGAGAAAAGACAGATACTGTTGGCAATAAGTACATGAGCAAGGGTACAATGTGTGAGACTGACAGTTTAGAGCTTTTGGAGAAAGTAACCGGCAAGAAACTGTTTAAAAATCAAAAGACTTTAGACAACTTGTATCTTGTTGGCACACCAGATGTTACATCACCTGAGCTTTATGACATAAAGACAAGCTGGGATATCTGGACATATGCTACAGTTGATGAAAAACAAGCAAGAAAAGACTATTATTACCAAATGCTATGTTACATGGCACTTACTGGGCAAAATAAGGCAACGCTTACCTATTGCTTGACAGATACACCAGATAGCTTAATGCATAATGAGCTGCAAAGATTGACGTATTACTTGAGCGAGGAGGAGGTCAGAAAGTATGAGAAAAATTATAAGTTTGATGATGTGCCAGACAACGTGCGAGTTAAGATGTTTGTGTTTGATTACAGCGAGGAAGATTATCAAGCTGTAGTAAATGCAATTGTTGAGGCCAGAAAATATTTAGCAATTATAGAACTATGATAACAAGACGAGAGATAGCAAAGAAACAAAAACTGGAAAAGTACCGCCAGATGTATAAAGATATGACAGAAGGGCTGACCTACCGAGAGATATCTTTAAAGTATGGATACAAAAATGCCCATACTGTGCGCGTTGTGTTTTACAAGTATGTAAATAAAAGGCTTTTTTAAAGGCCTTTAAACTATGCCCAGTCTTATTTATATACAAGGCTTGGCATATCTTTAAGGCTTTTAAAAATAGATCTTGACATAAACAAAAAGATAACGTAATATATATTTATTATCAATTTATTTATCAATTTATGGATACATTAGCTCCAACTCCCATTAAACCAATACCAGTTGCATGTGCAACAACTGGTGGCACTCTTTACTCAGATGGCCGAGTGCATAAAGACAACATTGCAATATCAACTTTTTTGCTTTTTGCCATGTTAACAGTTGCAACTGTAGCTCTTATTGTTGCCATTATCCGTTTTACTTTTAAAAAATGAAAAGACCATTTGAAAATCAAGGAACTCACATGTTTGATCTAAATGACGAAGAGATAAAAGAAGGCGACACAGTTGAGGCCATCTGGATGGCATCCACTCTTCAAGAAACAAAAAGATACAAAGTGTTATACAATGTCGGCGAAGGTGCTTTTTGTTTCTATGACACACAAGATGGTGAAGAGTACATGAGAAAAGATTTAGAATATTTAAAAGTAATATGAAAATCTCAAAAGAAGAGGCTCAAAAAAAAATAGAAGAGCTAAAAAAATATGTCGAAGAGGAAGACAAAAAAGAATCCTTAAAAGTGAAATTTCAAATTAAAACAGTTATGGGTGAAGTGTTGTTTGAAAGCGAAAAAACAACTCTTAAAGAGGCTGTAATTGAAGCACTTGAGCGTAAAACTAACCTAAGTGGAGCTGACTTGAGTAGAGCTTATTTGTATGGAGTTAACCTGAGTGGAGCTAACTTGTATAGAGCTTACTTGTATGGAGTTAACTTGAGTGAAGCTAACCTAAGTAAAGCTGACCTGTTTAAAGCTAACTTGTATGGAGCTAATCTGAGTGTAGCTAACCTGAGTGAAGCTAACCTAAGTAAAGCTGACCTGTTTAAAGCTAACTTGTATGGAGCTAACCTAAGTGGAGCTGACCTGTTTAAAGCTAACCTAAGTAAAGCTGACCTGTTTAAAGCTAACTTGTATGGAGCTAATCTGAGTGTAGCTGACCTGTTTAAAGCTGACCTGAGTGGAGCTGACCTGCGTGGAACTAATTTGCGTGGAACTAATTTGCGTGGAGCTGACCTGTTTAAAGCTGACTTGCGTGGAGCTAATCTAAGTGAAGCTGAATTACATCAAGATTAAAAATTATTAAAAGTATTATGAGGGAACTAAAATTTAGGGCTTGGGATAAAATAAATAAAAAAATGTATCCAGAAATAGCAGTAGATAGAGATGGTTGTGTTGTATATATGTATGATTATGGATATGAAAATTATCCAAGTCAAATAGTTATGCAATATTCAGGACTCAAAGATAAAAATGGAGTAGAGATTTATGAGGGGGATATTGTAAAAGGAGACTGGGATGTTGTTGCGAGAATTTATGTATCGGATGTTCAATTTTATGGTGGGGCTTTTAGAGTATATAAAACTGGACTCCCACTTGAATATAGTTACATGCGCAAGGAATGTGAAGTCATTGGCAACATATACGAGAACCCAGAATTATTAAAATAATATGAAAGTAATCTGTGAAGTAATCTGTGATAAATGTAATGGGAGTGGAGTTATAAACAACCCTAATATCATATCCAAATGGATTGAAGACCAGATGTATTACAAGTGTGTAAAATGTGGAATGATAGCTAATTTTAAATTTACTAAATGTAACTGTGGCACAACTAAACGCAAACACACCATATATACAAGCAAAGATAAGGAAATACCACACAGGAGCAAGTGAGGATTACGAGGGGTATATCTTTGGAGTTAAGTCTATGCTTAATAGACCTTTACACTTTCATTTCTTATCCCGAATTGGTGCGGTATTCTGGAACATGCCAATAAGTGCTTTTTATCATGAAGACGATTATGACATCTTATCTGAAAGCGAGGAGACAAGACTATCACTACTTCAAACATGGGATTGCCAATCCAATAACATTGCAGTAACAACATTTGCATTCCTTCAGAATAAGAGAGTTGATGTAAGGTGCAGGGATAAAGTATGGAGGTCTGGACACTATCTTTTTACCATAGATGATTATGAAGGGGACCTAAACGAGCTTAATGTCGGCTACTCTAATGACCAAGACTCAAAGTGTTATCATTTTATAATCCTTGAGGATGGAAATTTCTGTGTTCAACCTAACAATTTACTCAGATGGCACAATCCAGATTTTATAGTCCCATATGACAAAGAAAACCTACCTAAGTTAAAAATAAACAAAGACCAACTATCAAGTGAGGATATTGATAGAACTTATGGCAACTCACCTTATTATTTTTATAGTAGTGATATAATTAAATAATGAAACTTTGGTCTAATGCAGATGTTTGCAGAAGAACTTCACTACCTAGAGATGCAATCACTTGCATAGCAAAATACATACTCAATGTGCCAAGAATAGGCAATAATTACTTCTGGACCGAATATCAAGTTAAACGCTTAGAAAAATTTATTAAATTTATGAGGGGAGAGTTGAAAGAATTATGAAAATACTATCTTTATTTGATGGAATGTCTGTTGCTCAACAAGCTTTAAAAGATGCAAAAATCCCTTTTAAGGTTTACTATGCAAGCGAAATTGATTTTTATGCTATTGCAGTAACACAAAGCAATTTTCCAAACACAGTTCAATTGGGTTCAGTAGTTGGACTTAACTTTAATGAGAAAATAGATTTACTGATTGGTGGCTCACCTTGCCAAGACTTATCGATTGCCAAAAAAAACCGCAAAGGATTAGATGGCGAAAGGAGTGGACTATTTTGGAAGTATGTAAGAATACGAAACGAAGTTAAACCTAAATACTTTGTTTTAGAAAATGTAAACTCAATGCCTAAAGAAGCAAAAAACATTATTACAGAAGCATTAGGAGTTGAACCTGTAATGATAAATGCAAGTTTAGTTTCTGCTCAAAACAGAAAAAGATTATTCTGGGTAGGTAAGTGGAATGGCAAGAAATATAAACAAGTAAAAATACCACAACCAGAAGACAAGGGGATATTACTCAAACATATTTTAGAACCTAAAGTAGATAAGAAATTTTATGTAAAAGATAAAAGTAATACAATAAGAACATCTGGAAGAGGAAGTGGAATAAATGATAGACATAACTGGGATACAATTCGTATCGGCTTACTAAACTCAGGAGGTCAAGGAGATAGAATATACTCACAAGATGGCAAGTCAGTAAGTTTATCTGCAAATGATGGAGGAAGAGGTGCGAAGACTGGATTGTATCTTGTTGCCAACACTAACCCAAGTGGGCGTGGACAGTCTGGTAACATTTACTCAAGTGAGGGGAAAGGTCAAACACTAATGGCTGGTGGTGGAAACCCAACTCGTAAACGAGATATAGGATATTCATTTGGAAAAATACTGCACCAAGAACAAATCCGCAAACTAACCCCAACAGAATGTCTAAGACTACAATCAATGCCAGATGATTACTTTGACAAAGCAATATATAAAGGAAAGCCAATATCTAATACTCAAAGATACAAAATGTGTGGAAATGCTTTTAATAAGGAGGTCATAGTTCACATTCTTAAAACATTATGGTCATAGAAATCCCAAACTATAGAGCAGTGTCAAGAAACAAGACTAATAAAAAACATTGGTCTTACTACTTTAAAGAGAAAGAAGCCATAAGGCAGTTTATTATGATTTACAACAAGGAAGAGATACGACCCTACAGTAACGCTAAAATGACTATTAAGGCATACTTTAAAGG